ATTAAAGGCACAACGGAAATACGGGGTCTGGGCGGATTCATTGGAAGAATCTTGGCTGACTCCAAAGCATTTCAAAACTTCAAAATCCCACGCATCGGGATTGAAGATTCCATTCGCGGCGTCTTCGGCAAGTTTAGTGCCGTTGATAGCTGTAGAGTTTTCAAGATATTCCTTCTTGACGGAAACTTTGATGTGCAATTGGAATCTGCGGAGCAACGAAACTGGTTCACACGAGCAATCACTCGCCCATGTAATCCAGTTGTTTGTTGTAGCAGCTACGACCTTGGGGTTCAATTGAATTTTACCTTTCAGGTTAGCTTCTGCCATAATTGCTGTACGACGAATGTTGTTAATGAAGTTGATGACGTTTACGGAAGGGTTAACACCCGTGGTGGCCATCTTGGCATTGGCAAGATCGTCAAGCAAAACTGCTTGGATATGCGCTTTGTAATCAGAATGGTATTTATCCATCTCATTTAAAGTGCAAATAGACTTAGGGTCGACAACATAATCCTTCTTCCCTTCGAGACGAGCTAACTGTTGTAGTGCAAAAATTGTCAGGTTATTGACGATAGTGCTTTTGGCTACGCTAGATGGTCCGTGTACAAGAAAGGTGAAGGGAGCCATGCGGAGACCACCAACATTGCGGGTAAGTTCAAAGTCTGTCGTAATTTTTTCTAGATTTTCGAGATGACGCGACACAAGAACGCGATCATGTGGAGATGCGGAACGTAAGAGAATCCTACACCTTTCGGTGATAGAAGTCAATTTTAATTCGAAATCGTTTGCATCTAACCAAGGAGATTTTTCATATTCTCCAATTTTAACATATTCGTATTTGGTCACGAAATCTGTGTACTCCAATTGAAATGCGACAGCTGCGTCGTCCTCGTACAAGAAGGGGTCTAGTGTGCCAGTCGCAAAGCACTTCCAACCACGTTCAACAATAAATTGCATAGTGGTTAAAATTACTTCGACTAGATCAAAACAATTCTTGTGTCCTTTAAGAGCGGAAACTCGGAAAAGCTCCATCCCTTTAAGGGAGTACGACAAGGATTTGGTTTCCGAAAGGAAACCAAGTGAAAGTAGGGTGGAAATTAAAGTGGAAACTTTGCTGAATGCCTTAGACTCCTTCACAGTAGTGAAAGAATCAAGCAAAGAGGAAAAAATTCCAGTTTGACTTTCCCAATCTGGGAGTGTAACTTCGTCATCATCCCACTCATCAAAAAGATCGTCCAATTGGTCGCTTTGGGAAGCAAACTTAGGAAACTCTTGAGAAATGAATTGTTCGACAATTTGAGCAACAATTGCTTTGTCTGTGACATAAGTCTTGACGAACAATGTTAAAATTGTGACGAACTGGGTGAAAGAAGTACTGTCTTTGGCAGCAAGTAAAAACAAAATGACATTCTCTCCAATATTTAGGATAGAAGTGCCAGAATTTTCTGACTTGAGACAAAGAGCCTTCCAGCTTTCGGCAAGCTTTTGATAGCCTGCGGAGGCGAGAGCTTTGACTCCTGTTTGGGAATCGTGGCTTTCAAGTTTTTCTTTTTCTTCCTTACGAAGAACTTTGTACCACAATGAAAGAAATCTTGTGTTCAAAATGGATTTGCGCCGTTTGTACTTTCGAAGTGCTCGTGATAGCTTGATACGCT